TCTGCTGCTCCTGGCGGGCTTTCTGCCATCCGCCGGCGCGAAACATAACCTGCTCAGCTTGACCCAGAACCACCCGTCCTTGCTTAGCGAATCCTGAGGATGCCCAGAGCACCCCTATGTTCGCGTCGATTAGGTGAGCATGGTCTTCGTTGTGAATGCTGCCGGTATCGGCAAGGATCTCGGCTAATAGCCATTTCCATACTTCGGGCGCAGGGAGCAGGCGGATACCGAAGTCGGATAGCTCGGACAACTCAAGTAACGATTTTGGCGGGAGCGGCCTTTGCACTTAACTCCCTCCCGCTTGAAATAGTGGCGCGTTGCCGGTATTGGTGAGGATCAATAAATTTGAGAGATGCCCATGTCAGCAATTTCTGAACACGTATTTAAGGCTGGTCCGCACAAAACCAATGAAGACATTCACCGCGCTCATGCTGTAAGCGCAGCTCTTGAAACGATCGCTGCATACGTCGCCTCGAATTCTGGAGTAAACCTAGAAGTAGAAATAGAGAACCTTTCCAAGTATGCAGACCAGATCCAAGCAGCTCTGAAAGTGAAGTAATCCACCCGTGCCGCACTCACCTGCGGCACACCTAACCTTCCCGCCCGCCAATCCTCAGCGTTCTGATCTTCCCGCCGGTGTAGATATCCCGCTTCATAGCGGCGCGCACCGCGCCCTCTGCACTTGCGCCCATATCCATTGCAGCCAGAGCATAGGCTGAGCCACTGCCAATGGCGTCAGGGTTGGCCGGGTCGAGCTCCTGCTTCCAGATGCCCGTCTTGTCGTCATGCCCGACCATCAGCAGCTTTCCGCCATCGACGGCGTAACCAGAGCACTCGACAGGCACCGCCGATGGCGTACCGAAGTAGGCAGCTATCAGTGCCTTCTCATCGCATACGGCGCCAGCGAGGAAGAAGCTGACCCCATCAACAACCTGGCACTTCGGAGCATCATCAGAAACGATTGCTCCGCCCCGGGTTTGGCGAGAGTCATAGGCGATCACGCCGTCCTTGTAGGCGATGGTGGTCATGGCTGCACTCAGCTGAATGGGTCGGCAGGCTTGGCGATCGAGCGCACAAACCACATGAAGCCCTGCTGCAGGTTGGTCTTGGCCAAGGCCAGCAGTCGCTGATCGACACCTTCAATCTTGCCGATCTGCTTGAACAGCTCGCCGGCATCAGCCTCCAGAGCCTTGATCGAATTCATGCCGTCGATTTCGGACTGGGTCAGGTCGCGGTAGCCGGTGATCTTCTTGTGTTGGTTGTCCATGTTGCTTTCCTCGGGTGATGTTCGCGCCACAAAACGGCGCATGCGTGAATCGTGGCGCAACTAACCCTCAACCTTCCGGCTGGCCCACTTCTGCGCCAGGGCCCGGATTTGATCCACGCCAAGCAGGCCGATGAAGGCCGCAGAGAACAGGGTCCAGGCCACGTTCAGGCCCATCGCGTTGATGCCAAGGCCGATCAGCATGATCAGCAAGGCGCCGAACGCTGCCTCAAGGATCGTGGCGATCATGCTCTTGCGTTCGCTGTACAACCGGATGCGGATGTACGACAAAGCGAAGGTCAGTCCCATCACAAGGCCGTACTCACGCAAGGCCGCCATGATGGCTATCCATAGGTCGGGGTTCTTCTCGGGCATTTTCATTTCTCAATGCCCTCTGTCGGGCTGGTCAGGCCGGCGACCATGCAGTGCCCCGCCGAAGCGAATAGAGGATGCACGGACCCGGAAACGAAAAAGCCCAGGTCAGTACCTGGGCCTTGGAATGATTTGCGTGTCTTCCCACGCCGCCCGCCAAAGACCATCACGACGCTGGCACCCTACTGCACCAGTCTCGTCGATCCAGTCTCGCGCCACCCTGGAAGCATATGAGGTCAGGGTGCGCGGGCTGCCGGTGTTTTTCCGTAGCACTGCACTACCGGCTTATCAGTGTCCAGGCCTCCCCGAAGGCTGCCCTGGCTGCAGTGAACAATTCTCTGGACAATAAAAACCCCGCACTTGGCGGGGTCTTCTAGAAGGTCGTCAATTACCAAGAACCTGTGCCGCAAGGGTTCTCTTTTGAGGCATAAGGCTTGGTCAGCTTGCTGAATCCTTTGGTTGGGATCGAGCTGATCAAACCATCAGCCTTGAGTTCAATTTTTTTGGCCTTCCGCATTGCATCCCAAAACTCTGGGAAGTACCCGGAACAGGCATTGCACTCAACGTAAAACGGATTGCTGTACTCGACGCCGTCAACGATAACGTCGAAACCGCCCTTATCGTTGTGCGAGTAGAACTCTTTACCTGCGATTACTGCAGAAGCGCTTACCGGACTTGTCTCGTCGTTTTCGTCACAGGCGAAATTCAGATAACTTTTGGCTTCATCGCCAGCAAAGAACTCCGTCTTCCCTTGGCCCCAGCCAGATTGCCACTCGTTGGTTCCGGCTGATGCTGAAGCGCAAGCCAAAGTTAGCAGAATCGCAAATGCAGCTTTGTTCATATCCATATCCCTATCAGGCCATGATGGCTAAATGAAATCGCTGGGATTCTACATGGATAGTTTGATCGACCAAACCCTGTAACGAAAAAGCCCGGCACTATAGCCGGGCTTCGAGGTGATATTTGCCAAAGGCAAAACTATAACAATGGAGAAATCATGCCACTACGCGTGCGGGAACGCAATAGGCCCTCAAGCGGCCTCCTTCATTTCGTACAAAACCGCCCCGATTGGCGATAGCGCCTTCTTGTCGATGTCCTCGCACACCTGGAAGCAGATCTCCACGAAAGGCTCCCAATCCCTGGCCCAAGCACACGATGGAAGACTCACGCCGTATGCGTCATCGATCCACTTCTTGAACCATTCAGGGCTTGCGAATGGGTCTTCGCAGGAAGACTGCCCGCCCTGGTGCATACGGCGGTACCGGAACATCACGCCCTTGGCCACGTATTCGCAGCGCTCACGCTTCGCCGCAGTCATCCGGCCAGATCTGGTCAGCGCAACGTTAAACACAGCCTCTTCTGCTGCCTCTCGATCGTCGTCACTGCAAGCCGGTGCGTACATGAAATTGCCGAATGACCGGAGCTGACTGTGAAGCTTGGCGATCTCCGCCTGAACTGCACCGGCCAGCGCCTGGTGAACTGCATGGCTCGCACTGCGCTGCTTGTCAGTGGTTTGCACCATCGCACCCAGCAAGCCGAGTTGCTCGATAAATGCGCCTTGGCTGTCCCAGGCGGTATAGGTGCAATCGTGCCAGGCTTGGCGTGCGCTGTTCAGTTGCATACTGCCTGCTCCTTCAGTTCCTTGATCTTTGCCCGGTACTCGGCCTTGATGGCCTTCAGGTCTTCGATGGTGTAGCGCTGGGCCTCATGAGGGCCTTCCAACCAAGCAACACGGTCGGCACCGATGCGCTTCACCAGCTCAATCCGGTAGTTCACGATGTCGCCGGACTTGTGGTTATTGCAGGGTGCACACTGCTTCCAGACGTTCAGCGGCTCGAAGCGCAGCTCTGGGTTTGCCCCTACGGTTCGGTAATGGCCGGCGTGGTATTGGCCCTCATGGTGACGACCGCAGCTCACACACGGCAACGCGGCATCACGCAAGCGAATCCACTCGTTGAATACGGCCTGCGTCTCGCGCATATGGTCGGCACGCGACTTCACCCTCTCCTTCCGCACCTTGATCTCGCGGCGCTCGCGCTGGGCGATGGCCTTGCGGGCTTTGTCCTGGTTCGCCGGTGCAAGATCCAGAGCGCACTTCACGCTGCACACCTTCTGCGTCGATAGCGATGGGCGGTACTTAGAGCCGCAGGCCTTGCAGGTCTTCTGCTTCACTTCCTTGAGAGCTGTCCTCACGCGGCCTCCTCCCCCAGCAGATCAGCGAAGAAAACACCCTTGGCGGAGAACTCAGCCACGATGCGGTCGGTGTAAGCGATGCCCTGGGCGCGATTGAACAGGCTGGTCACCGGGAACCCGTCCGGGCCGAACAACTTGCAATCGCCCATCATGGCCAGCTTTTCCTCATACGGCAGGTGGCGCATTACGCGGTACCAGGCTGCCTGAAAGTCAGGGTCGCTATTCAGCAGGATCTGCACGCCGAAATGGAGCTTGCAGTACTTGCGGGCGTCCGCTGGGTCGCCGATCTGAGTCATATCGGCAATGCGCTTGTAGAACGCGAACCATAGTGCGTTCTGGTCGAGCGTGCGGTCCTTACCCGGGCGTAGGCTCACCACCACGAACTTCTTCTCGCGGAAAAGTCGGGTGAGCATGGTGATGGCCTCGGAGAGCCTGGTGGTGCTGTTGACGCTGATGCGCTCAGCCATGATTGACCTCCTTTAGTTTCGCAGCAGCGATGGCAACGCGGGCCTTACGCTTGCGCAGATACGTATTGACCCGGTCGGCCTGGGCCTTCTTGAGCTTTTCGCGGTCTTGCCGGGCCTTTGCCGCTACTACGATTGATCGGACCTCAGCGAGCTTTTCGCGCAGCTTCGGCGATGCCTGGACCGCACTGCCAGTGAGTAGCCCGGCAATGGCCTGGCCGTCAGTGGTGATCGGGGCAATGCGCAGATCAGCCAGGTACTTTGCGCCTGACTGCTGGGTGATGAGTTGCATGCGCACAGCAGATTCGATAGCGGTCACGCGACGAACCGGATCGAAACCGATGGACACGCTCCATGTCGCAGGTAAAGCCTCGGCGCGAGCCTTGGTCACAAGCCGTTCGTAGGCGCTCATGAACGCCATCCGGGCGCCGACCTTATCGCCGAGCATCAGAACCGGCCGTGAGGCGGCCATGGCCTGCTGGATCTCGGCGGTCATCACCACGGTTTCACTCTCATCGGAAGCGGTTAGGGCAATCGACCATGCCTCGTCCTTGCCTGGACGGCCGTCAGCAGCCTGTACACGCTGCAGGATGTCGGCCATGGCGAGCTTGCCCTTCACTTCAAGTCGGCAGGACTTCAAGGCAGCACGGACAACAGCCACCGGGTAAGCGCAGAGGTCTTCAGCCATCATCGCTGCGGTGCCCGGGTTCATTTCCTGGCCCATGGCTTCAGCTGTCGCGCAAATGGCAGCAGCCAGCCCTGCAACCTGAGCATCGTTCATTTCACAGGTACTCATTGCGCTCTCCCGCCTGGCGCTTGGCCAGAACCAGTTGAGCGGCCTGCTCTGCTGCGGACAGGTTTGCTTCAGTGCGCTCCATCTGGCGGGCAGTGGCGCCGTTGACGCGCTGACCGGTAACCCACTGCGTGTGGTAGCTCTCGGCGTTGACCAGCAGCTCGTTCAGGCTGTGGCACTTGCGCAGAACGGCCGCATCGCTGGTTTTCAGGTAGTGCGCAGCGACGTGGTGAGCGACATCGGCGCCGAGGCGGTCAACCAGTTGCCCGAGCTGGCCACCGACCTTGGCATTCCAGACCGGCCAGGTGCTGTAGCGCTTGCGGTAAGCCATGGCGTAGTTCGCCCAGACCTTGAAGGTTTTGCAGGTCTGGTCTTTGGGCCCCGGCATGTCAGCAGGGATTTCAACCCGAGGAGCGTCGGAGCGATCGACGACCAGCACCAAGGCGCGGGACTGGTTCGGCTTGGCCGAGCCGTCCTGCAAGCTGTGACTGGTACCCTGATTGGTATCCTGATTACTGGTATCCTGATTTGTCGGAGATTTTTCCGACCCTGGCTCGGATTTTTTTCCGACCTTGCTCGGAGATTTTTCCGAGGTAGATCGGATTTTTTTCCGACCTTTAGTTTCTGGTGGGGTCGGATATTTTTCCGACCCATCCTGTTTCTTGTTCCACTCGGCAGCCTTCTTGGTCAGGCGGAAAAGAGTGATGTTTGAAGTGCTGGAAAGCTCAATCAGACCCGCCTCCTCCAGGGCTTTCAGCATCCGATAAGCCGTGTCAGGTTTGTCAGTCAGCAGGGGCAGCTCTTCCACGATCTTGGCCTTGCTCAGAGCAAAGAAGATCCCGTCATCAGTCTTGAGCGCTTTGGCCCAGCTTGGGCAGCCGTAGACGAAGGCGAACAGCAACGCCTGCTGGGAGTTCAAACCCCACTCAAGCGCTTTTGCCTGGTTGATCGTCACGGTGAATTGCATGTCAGGCCTTCCCGATCAGAGAGGCGAGCTCAGCGAAGCGCTCCACATACCAGTGAGGCTGGGTTTCGCGAGGTGACTGAGGGCTTGTCAGGTTTTTGCCATACTGAAGACCCTTCTCAGTCACAGACCAAAAACCAACGTACTCCTGCTTTGAGTTGCGCCGCCGCATCTCTTTGAGAAAACCATGGGCCTCCAACAGTTTGTTGAAGGCTGGCGCGGATGTACGCAGGCCAAAGTCCTTGATCAAGGATGTGAGGGACTTTGTGGGCATACTGGAGCCGCCATCGGCGTCAGCGGCGGCATCAACTGCGTAGCCAGGCAAAAACTTGGCGTCGAGGCCGTTGGTCTCGGCAATTCTGGCAAGCATCGCGATTTGACTGGATGGCGCAGGCTTCAGGAGGCGTGTAAAGCACTCCAGAATGGCCAGCTCACCTACAACCTTGGTGCCGTTGGCGATGACGGCCTGACGCGCTGCAGATTGGCCTTCAAGTTCGTGCCAGCGACGAATCACCTTCATGCGCAGCCCGGCGCTGTAGCCGGTCAGGAGGCAGTCGGTGTGCTCGCGGTCGAGAAGGTATTGGACTTGCTCGCGGTTACGACCGTCCAGATAGATGTCCTCAAAGCTGAGTGCATCGGCTTTCAGGTCTTTGAGCATTGCAAGGATGTCGCGCTTCACGTTGTCGTGACGCTTACCCGTGACGCTTGCAATTTCACGCGACGACATCGTGCGCGCCACGTTTTCGTAGTTCGCATTTCGTGGCGCGGCCCTGGCTGGAGTATTGATCGTTTCGGCTTGATGGTGCATGATTCGCTCCACATGTTTTAAAGCTGTTGAAAGAGCCGACCTCGTACGTCGGCTTTTTTGTGCCTGTTGGTTTTGCTGCCCCTGTTCAGGGACTCTTACTGC